CACTATCGCAAATTATGGGCGTTCGGTCCAGGTTGAGTTTGGCAAGCTCCTGACTGATGTCGCGGTTCGTCATTCCCGTTCTGTAAAGGTGTTCTTTAATGTACAAAGAATAATCCTCGCGCCAAACAGAAACGAGCGCAGTGGGATCGTTCGTAAACCCCCAGTCCATTCCATAGGCTACTAACTTGGCGCGTTCAGGTATGGCGTCAGCCATTTGCCATTGTGGGAATATAGCGGCGGTATTTACGCCACGTTCCCCAAGGCCATAGATACGCCAAAAGTTCTCGTCTGTTTCTTTAAAGCGTTCTATTTCTTCTATAACGGATTGTTCCAAGAAGGGATTGTCGAGGTAGGTGGTTTGGAAGAAGTCCACATCGTCACGCTCTAAGATATGTTCGTAAATCCAATGATGTTCGTCCGAAGGGTTATAGTCTATAAATATACTCGGTCCGTTTTCTACCCCCGTTGTTCTAAGTAGTAACTGTCTCCAATCCTCCAACGTTATTTCGTTAGCCTCGTTAACATACAAGATGTCACGCTTTCGGCCTCTTAGTTTCTGCGGTTGGTCGGTACTGATAAACTCTATAAGGTTTCCAAATAGGTTATAGGTGGCGTTGCTTTTGTTGTGGTGTTCTTCGTAGTAGTTTCCCCCTTCGGTAAGTATCTGCATGAAGTCACGCATAATTGAAGAGCGCAAAGCGGGGAAGGTTTTACGTACTATCGTTATGACAATACCCGCACCCCTATTCTTAAAACAAAGCTCTATGATTACTTGGCAAAGTGAGAACGTTTTTCCGCTACGACTACCCCCTTGGTGGACTTGAATCTTTGCCTTAGACTTCTTTGCTTGGTAGTATGTCGTGGGTTGTTTCACTCGGCGGGTTCTATATTGTAATGGACAAAGACCATATCTACAATAGAAGAATAACACCAAGGGCAAAAGGCAACATAAGTCATTCCGAAGTATCCCTCTATGGAATCTTCGGGGTCTAAATCTCTATCGCATATAGAGCAGTTATTCATCTTTGTATCATCATTTGACTAATTCAATGAAGTCTTCTACACAAGTGACACCAATCCACTTACCATCCTTTTGATACTTCTTTGCCTTTGGGTAATACGTCACCCCGTTGACTTTAAAAATTCCCGTAGTTGGTTCGTAGAACTCAACCCCGCTTTCGTTAAATAACTTGCGGAGTTGCTTTCGCTTCTTGGCGTTCTTACGTTTTTTAGTTTTCGTCATCGAACCAGGTAAACGGCTTCGGTTCGTTAATCTCTATTTGTTGCTTCTCTACATACCCCCGATTCTTTCCCTTGGTCTTTAAATAGAATATAGTACTACTGGGGACCTTATCTTTAATTTGTTGGTGTAGTGAACTTTCCGCAAAGTCTATCGCGCTTTCTTGTATGTCCTTTACCGCTTCGGCATATTCTTCGTCTTCATCTAACCAACGGTAGTGCGTAGTTCTTGCAATGTTGCAAACCTTAGCGGCGGTAGTTACTACGCCAAGGGATCGTTCAAGTGCGTCAAGAAATTCCTTTTTACTATGTGCCATTTGTCCTATTTAAATTCTTTTCGTAACGCGTCTAAGACTATTGCACCTATGTATGTATCTGAGTTTTTCAACGCTCCGATAAGTTCGTTGGCAGTATCGTAGTCGTCTTCTACAAATTCTATCTTGATGCCTTTAAGAAGTGCATCTTGTTCTTTTTCTTCTTCGGGTTCGGTATCCCAAAGGTCCATCCCCCAATCGGTCAGGTCGTCTATGTTCCATTCGTTAGCGAGTAGGTCATAGTCCCAATCTCCAAAGGAAAGGTTGTCTTTAATCATAAACTCGTCGCGCTTCTCTTGTGTCCACTCCGTGACATCTATTACCGAAACTTCGCGGTAGCCTAAATCTTTCATCGCCAGTAAGCGCATATTCCCCCCTACTACTACCCCTTCGGCTACGACTAAAGGTCGCACCTCCAACATTTCGGGGAACTCTTTAACCGATGACTTCAGCTTCTTGAACTTCTCCTTGTTCAGACTGCGTGGGTTGTTCGGGTCTATCCTCACCTGACTGATCGGGACTTTTTTGGTTTGTATATTCATCTATGGATTTTATTACAGACTTGAGTAGTTCCAAGAAGTTTGGGTTGGCTACTGCTAAGTCTAATAGAATATTTAAAGAATCGTTATTCTTGTGGTCGATATTTATAATCTCACGCTTTCGGGTAAAGACTAAAAAGTCTTCCGATTCGTTTATATGGCGTTTGGCTTTCTTGGCGGTCATTATGCTTGAATAAATTTTAGGTGCATATTTTTAAACTGAGTATCGTAATTAATAAGTTCTTCGGTTATCCTTACCTGGTACAAGGCCGTCGCGTGGTGGGTGTACCCTACCGTCCTTGCGATGCGGTCAAACGTCCAACCTTTATTCCTTAGATGCAAACAACACAACCTTCGGGCGTCTACAATCCTTCTAACCCTACTGGTAGATTGCACTTCATTCCATGTAATACCCAACCTTTTTACGCCCCGAACACATTGGTCTATCGCTACCGTACCTTCGTAATCGGTATCGGCATAGGATAATTTACCTACCATCATCCACGGGTTTATCGTTTCCTTTATCATATTCGCAACTTGATTCATATACTTTGAGAAGTTCAATGTACATATTTTTATTGCAAGATGAACACGAGGTGCGTTTCTTTTTAACACCAAAGACATCTTCATAAAGTTTATAGAACTGGCTACTTGTTTCGCGTCCTAAGTTTGCGTGGCTTCGGTACTTCACTTGTAGGACGTCCCTAAAAAACGTTTGTTGTGCTTCGTTCATTTGTTCTACGTGACGGCTTGGGAACATCTTGTTGAGGCGTTCCCGTCTTTCGTCACATCCGCAGTCGTCCCCGAAGAAAGTCTTTACAACTTTTTCGATTCCCGTGGCTTTTGTTATAGCGGCTATGTCATCGCCTAAACCCTTCCTTTTGGACTTCATCTTTTATATAGTTTCGTACTTCTAAAATTGCTTTGTATAAAGTGCTACGGCTTATCCCCGTTTCTTTGGCCATAGAACTTAGGCTATGTTCGTCCCCGTAATAGATCGCAAAACAATTCTTCTCAAACCACTCTACGTTCTCCAACTTCTTTTCTATAAACGCCAAGACCTTTTCATTAAATACCTTCGCGTCCACATCCGAAAGGCTATGTATATGCCTCAAGTGTTCGGATGCTTTTCTATGCCTTTCTTTTGGCTTACGATATTTGTAGTGGTATTTACTTGACGTACTACGGTAGTTGTTTATACAAAGGCGGATAATCCAAAACCGCATCTGTTTCTTCTCTATAATCCGTGCCATCTTTTCAGCATCCGCTTCCAATACCATTAAGATTACTTCGTGGGCCAGGTCTTCGAAGTCGGGGGCGTGGCCTTTCGTTATCACCTTTGCGATTTCAATTATAGAATCGTAGTTCTCGCCTATGTATTTTCGGACCACTTCCAAGGCTACGAAATTTCTTTAACTAATTTCTCGAAATACTTAATCTTTTCCAACAACTGGTCGTTAGTAAATCGGGCGGGTTGGTTGCTTTGTAGCATAATCTCAATGGCCGTTCCTTCTCCGTAGTCTTCGTCTAAATGCAAAGCGAAGAGATGTTGTTCACCCCCGCGAAATCCGTTGCAGCGTTTACATTGGGGTTTGATATTTTTACTATCTCCATCTTCTTCGTGCCACCTGGTGGCGTACTTCCCTCGTGACTGAAAATGTCCCGCGTCACATTCGTACTTCCAATCCTTACTCACCCCACACGTATAGCAATTGACTTGCCCCGTATGGTCAGCGTCTTTGGACCGTAGCCAAATACTAAAAATTTTGTCAAGTTTTTTGACTATTGTAGATCGCTTCACAATAGTAGATAGATAAAACCCAATATCATTATTATGACCTCATTTATCCTTATGCTGTCGCTTATGTAATACTCTACCCCTACGTCTACAAACGCAATTAGAACCATCGCTATAACAAGACCATTCATACGGTACTATATACGAAGCGGTTGTTTTGTTTCCAAATAATGTCAATAACTACTTTTCTTCTTCGGGGGTGTTTGGGTGTGGTATAAAGTCCCACCGTCCTTTCTGATCGGTGTTGTCTTCGGGCAAGTCTAAGTCTTTAAGTAGCCTTTTCATAAGTTGACTTTGTTCTAAGCTTAAAGGTTCGAAGGGTTCGTCTTTCTTTTGTGCCCAAAGTGTCTCCCTCCTTTGTGCGCGTTCCCCCTCGTATTGTTGGAAAGCCTCCACCAGTTCGGGAAGCATAAGGCGTTCAAATTGTTTGCCGTATTTACCCGTCTTAAAGTTCATCATTACGCACTTCCATTCTTCCAACTTCATCGTTGGAAACTCGTGTATCAAATGGTCTACTGCTTCTATAATATGCTCCGTCTGTCGGATAGTTTTGTTGTAGTCCAAGTAGTCAAGTGTCCCTTTGAGTAAAGCGGTTAGGGCCGTGTGGGTTTCTTTCGGGCAATGCTTAAACGCCGATCTAACATTCGTTCCCAGTTCCCACGCTTGGGAAGGCGTTATGTTAGAGCGTGTCGAGATACGCACTATACTCGTCAGAGTCGAACTTTTTATCTGAGTTTCTTTCTTTTGTAGGGAAGATTCCCTTCCACCCGTGAGCGATGGCATATTCGATGAGTTCAATGGATTTGTCTTCATTATTGTTTGAAATTTTGTTTAGGTGTTTTAGCGCGGCTTGTTCGGCTACTTGAGATTTGTACGCAAACTTATGTTCTACCTTCTTAT